GAATTCCAATAGGCATCGTTGTTTCTGTTCCAGAAGTTCTTCATGAGATACCATGCCATACCAAAATACCCCATGATCTGAAACCTTCTACTATCTTGCCCGAAATAATGATTCACTAATTTGAATTTCTCAACATCATATTTTTTAGATAAAAAGAAGTCTTCACTGGTACCATACTTTTCAGCAAAGCCACCATACTCCTCAAACTTGTCTCTTCGAGTCAGCATGAATGCACCAACTGCAAAAGGAACTTTATATTGCATGAGACTATTTACAAAATTAAACAGCATGAACCCGATGTGTGCTCGCATATCATGATCATAGCATTTTGCGTACAACCCAACTAAATCTAATTGGCATTCTTCAATCACATCGACACAATCAGCTATGACTGTGTCAGAAAAGAATCTCACATCAGCATCAATGAATAGAATGTATGGAGTGGTTGCAAGTTTGGCTCCACTGTTCTTTGCGAAAGAAACTGGACCACCTTGGATGACCTCAACATTCAAGTTACCCTTCATCATTTCAATAACTTCTCGGGTATCATCTGTTGAACAATCAGCAATGATAATTCTAGTATCGCCTATATCTTGCTGGCGCAGGTGCATTAGCAAGTGCGCAATGTAGTTCTCCTCATTTTTACAAGGAACTACTATAGTAATTTTATCACTTAATGACATGAGTATGTTTATGCTTCAGGGACTTCTTTAATGCCTTCAACCACAATTTCTTTTCTTTAACCTTGTCATGATTGATACACGCTAGATACATTTTCTTTATGATTTTTTGAACCTTCATTATCGTTCTCCTTTGTCCATGTTATAATTTCCCAACGACCATCATAGTGTTCAACTAGAGCAGTACAACTTTCAACCCAGTCACCATCATTCATGTAGACAATACCATCGATATCTTTTATCTCAGCATGATGTATATGACCACAGATGACTCCATCAAATCCACGTTTCTTACAATAAGTAGCTAGATTCTTTTCAAAGTGGAAAATAAAATCCACTGCTTTCTTTACTCTTGTCTTGAGATATTTGCTAAGACTAAAGTACCCAAAGCCAAAACGATGACGTATCCAATTGAATTTGCTATTAAGCGATAAAATAAAATCATATGCTCTATCTCCCAAAAATGATAGCCATGGGGCTAATCTAGTAATACCATCAAACAGATCTCCATGTACCACAAGATAGTGCTTACCGTCTGCACCGATATGTTCAGTTTGATTACATATCTCTATAAGTCCAAAACTAAACCCATAAGGAATCATGGGTCTTAAAAATTCATCATGATTGCCAGCCACGTAAACAACACGAGTACCACGTTTTGCATGACCAAGAACTCTGCGAACAACATTGGTATGACTCTGCTTCCAACGCCACTTGTTCTGTTGTATACGCCATGCATCAATAATGTCTCCAATAAGATACAGAGTTTCACAAGAGTTGTGCTTAAGAAAATTGTTTAGGTGTTCTGCTTTGCAGTCCCTAGTACCTAAGTGCACATCACTTATGAATATTGATCTATATTTCATTATTCCCTTTGTTGTCTTTTATTTATCTTCCAACATAAACATGCTTCTGGGATTCATACTGTCGTTGCCTTTCAGTTTTAGGAAATAGTTCTTTACCAAACTGAGGATATTTTTGTTGACGATCATAAGCAACCCACATGAACATTCCAAACATCGCAATAATTATAAAAATAATAGCGATACCTATTGCAAATTCAATTCGAAGTTGCTTCATTCTTGCGGTACGTCTACGTTCTTGAACTGCTTGTTGTTGAATTTGTTTGGTGAGAAGAATCTTTTGTTCTGCACCCATCTTTTTCATCATGGCATTAACATCAGTCCACAACGAACCTAACTCTGGGGGACTTTGATAAATCATCAACTCTTGTAATTCAGTACCCATCTGCTCAAGTTGTTTCTTCATGAGAACACGTTGAAGAGCACGTTTACCTAGACTAGCATCACCTTTGTATAACTCGGTTTTAGTGCGTCTTTCTTCTTCTTCAAAAACTGCTATACATTTGTAGTAGTTATCGTAGTATACACCAAGATGATCACCAATTTCGCCATAGATGTTGTTGACATCACCAGACTTTTTATTCAGTTCAATGACACGATTCTTTTCTTCAATCAGCTGTTTCTTAGCTTCTGGTGGAACTGGCTTACCATGATAGAGATTATGAAATTGATTATCTAGATCCTTGAGCACTTCCCTGATATCGCCAGCTGCACCTTTGATATCTTTGTATAACTTGCACCCAGCTTTTACTGCACTTACTGCGCCATTTGCAAGTGCGAAGAGTGTTAGCGGATCCATTACCCAGATTCTTTCGCAGCCTTTTCTTTTTCTCTTGTTAGTTGCTGTTGACGAATAACTTTTATTCTCTGAGCAACCTTAGCCTCATATGCATTATTTTCTTGAATTGCGCCATATATTGCAATTCCACCAAACAGTATGGAAAATAGTACTACTGCACCACCAATAAAAATCATTGCATACATAAACTGATCTGCCATCTTTTGTTTATGTCTGTGCTTTTCTTCTTCTGCTGCACGTTCAGCTGCAAATCTTTCTTTCATTAAACGAGTACGCTCTCGAATCATGTCTTCCCAGATCTGTGGCTTACCCAACTCCCAGAGTATCATGTCTTTAAGAGCACGTTCATCTTCACGCAGTTTGTTACTGTGCATGGCGAACTCAAGTGCTTGACGACCTAACTGTGCATCACTCTTTCCAACATTGGTAACTTTGGCTTTTGTGCTTGCGATGTGAACAGCATCTGCAGATTCAAAGAATTTACTAAACTGTCCAACTAGACTGTGAATGTCTTTACCTAAGGCAACTGCTTGTTTGATGTGTTTTACAGCTTCTTGGGCTGCGACAAAAGCCAGCCCAATAGTGATCGGATCCATTACTTTCTCGCATCCTTAGAACTAACACTACTAGATGGAGCAGGTGGGGGGACTGGAGGTGGTACTGGCTTTGGTGGTGGTTCTGCGTATTGAACGCAGAAAGTTTTGAATGTAATGGGAAGTTGGGACTTAAGATCTGCTAGACTACTTTTACAAGCAGCTTCATCTTTAAAAGTCCCAACATTTTGTATGACTGGAGATATTATTCCAGCACTAATGATTACAATTGACCAAACATAGTTGCCCATACATATGGTTCACCTAAAGAATTATTGTTATTATAATTCTATTTAGGAATTGCAACAATGTCAGACGGGTTTTTGCAAATCTTCTACGTCTTGAACAATGGTTTTTGCTCGGGTTTCTTCTGCAGTCATGGGAGTGATTCTTCTACCAGCAGAGTCATATTCAACAGGTTTAGTTGGTTTTACTTCTTCTTTTTGAAAGAATTCAGTCATTATTTCTTTGGCATCAGTTGGTAGTGGTACTGGTTTGGTAAACACATTTGACCACTTTAACTTATCCGTAAACTTTTCCCATTTATTTGATTCTTCTGGGTCAACCTCTGGTTCTGGTATTGGCTCTGGTATGGTAACTTCAGCTACTCGCTCAATCGGATGTTCTTGTACAACATCTTCCTTGTCTTTCTTTTGTTGCCAGTTTGCTGCCACCAACATCAAAACCGCCAGTGGGTCAAATACAATAACAATCATAATGATAACCCAACGAACTGCTTTTTCTAGTACATCAGTCTCTGGGTTATCTTCATAAATTAATGCTGCGATGTATTTGATCGGACCGACTTCTGCTTCGACTTTGCGGACTTCGGTTGCGATTGGGGCACGTTCTTCGTTGAGTTTTGCGATCTTGGTTTGCGTGGTGCCGATTTCGTTAAGGATTCTGGCTCGCTCTTTTTGCTGTCCTCTACGGATGGCAATGGCTCGCTCGGTTCCTTTGGCGTCATCGGTTCTGGCGATGGTTTGGTCAACTTGTTGATCCAGCTGAGTAAGTTCTTTACGATTTGCATTTAAATTGTCCTTTTCGGTTTTAATTTTCTCATCAATGAGTGATAATTTTGCTGCTACATCTCCAGACGGGATTGCCTGGTCCAAATGTGCTTTTGAAAGATAACCAAAAATACCCATTGAAGTGAGTACCATCAAAACAATTAGTGCCATGGTGAAGTATGTCTTCAACAATAGTGGCACTTCTTTCCATGAACGATACAACCATGAAGCAACAACTAATTTGCATGCTTCAAGCAGACTGCCCATGATAAAGATTGATGTAGGTGCTGCAGCAAAGATTGCCACAAGACCCATTACTGAATAGTATGCAGCAACTGCCGATAATGACAATGCTGATAAGAATAGTAGATACGTCATATTTTTCCCTTGATGTGAGAGCCATGAACCCTCACTGAGATTTGTCCATTATAAAATTCATCACTTTCCAAAACTCTTCTTGTGAATTGCTCTCTTGCTTCGATGTATGAACACTCAGCTTTTGATTTACAGTAAAAAAGAATTTCTCTGGTGAAGTTTTCCTTACCAAGTAATTCTATGTCTTTGTTCAGTTCAATAGATGAACCGTAATACTCTAGCCAGTCAGAGTCAATCTTTGATCTAACTTTCTTTTTCTTTTTAGTGCCATTCTTTAATTTAACTACCTTGTAAGTAGTCTTTGAAAATTTGGCTAACTTCTTACCGATGTACTGACGACTGTTGGCTTTGTTAGTGATTAGGTAAACAAAGCCAACACAGTCATCGGGTAATTCTTCAACGATTTGATTTAAATAAGTCCACATTGTAGACTATTTATTCGTCCTCGTCAATGTCCTCTTCATCATAAATATCGGCTGAACAAACTGGGCAGCAGACAATATCTTCGTACTTTAAATCAGTTCCTTTGATAATAATCTTACCTTCTGCTCCACAGGTCTCGCATTCAAATACCTTACTGGTCATGCTGCTTTCCCCCATACGTCACCCCATGTGCCAGATAGCGCACCTTTGGCGTAATCTGTTACACGATTCTCAAAGAAGTTACCATGCACTGGGGCATTGATCATTTCCTCAACCCATGGTAGTGGATTGCGTTTAACTTTGAAAATACCCTTCATACCCAGAGAGATTAATCTGCGGTCAGCAATGTAACGAATATACTTCTTAACATCTTCTGCAGATAGTTCACGCATGTCTCCATTGGCGTAGCAAAGGTCAATAAACTTATCTTCCAACTCTACCATTTTTTCAGCAATAGTATAGATTTTACCCTTTAGTTCATCATTCCAGATTTCATTGTTCTCTTTGATAAACTCTTTGAATAGTCGAATCATGGACTCAGCATGCATGGTTTCGTCAACGATAGACCATGTAACGATCTGACCCATACCCTTCATCATACCATGTCTTGGGAAATTCAACAACATGATAAAAGAAGAGAACAACTGCATCCCTTCAGTGAAAGCACTGAACACGGCGATGTGGGTTGCAGTTGACTCTAAAGTGCCATTCTTGCTGGAAAGTTCAAGAACATAATCATGTTTGTCACGCATTTCCTGATACTCTAGGAATTGATTGTAAGTAGTCTCAGGTAAACCTAGTGTCTCAATCAGGTGAGAGTATGCAGCGATGTGGAGTGCTTCACGTGCAGCAAAGCCCATAAGCATCATACGTATTTCAGGTTGTGGAAAGTATGGAAGATAGTTATTAACATAACCACCAGCCACATCGATATCACCTTGTGTGAAGAAACGAAAGATGTTCGTAAGGAATTGCTTTTCTTCAGCAGTTAGTTTTTTCTTCCAGTCTTTGACATCTTCAGCCATGGGTACTTCTGAGTGAAGCCAGTGCGCTTGTTCATGTTTCAACCAAGCATCATATGCCCATGGATAGTTGAATGGTTTAAAATAATTTCGTTGATCTGTTAGTCTTGATTTTGTTTTAGTTATCATTGTTTTCCTCGTACATTACTGTGTTAGTTTCACCCAGTGCCCACTTTGAGTCTGTTTCTACAGACCACTTTTTCATGGCAACTTTAAAGTCTGGATGTTTTAGTTCTTTTGGATTGCTGCTTGGTTCTAATATAATTAAACGATTATTTGGCTGAGCAGCAAACTGCCCATTATCACACTGAATGAAATTATAAGACTTGTGGTCTTCGACATCTTCGCTAAACCCTGTATCCAGAATGTTAAAATCAGGATGAGCACTATCAACTGTAAAAAGATAAACACCATATTGCCAACCACCATTCTTTAATTTAAATTTACACTTCATTGATTGTAGTTGTGCTTTCTTAATAACTGTGATATCATAAGAAAGACAATCCCACAACTGCAGATAGTCTAGTGGTAGTGGTTCGCCTTCAATCGGTTTCCAGCAATAAGCATGTAGTGGTAGCTTGTCATATAGTGCACCATAATTGTTTAGATAAGACTCAATACGAAATGCTTGACCTCTGAGAGACTTAACGCTGACCCACCAACAAGGTTCAAGTTCTCCATGTCCTTTCTCAAAGTCATAAAGAAACTCTTTGCGTACAAAGCACTTTACTGGTGGTAAATTTGCAACAATATGTGCCATATTTTTATCCCTCGCATGCTAGACAAGTGTCAGCATCTCCTGTTAGTGCATGCAGATTAATTTCTTTTATGACTTCACGTTCAATGCGTTTCGATACTTTATCTGCTTTAGCAATCTTATCGCTGCGGCAGTAGTACATGGTCTTGAGACCTTGCTTCCATGCTTGGAAGTGAACAGCGTGTATGTATTTGATATGACTGTCTGGTCTAAAGAATATATTCAATGACTGTGCTTGATCAATGTATTCTTGACGATCAGCAGCATGTTGAATCAGCCAACGCTGGTCAATTTCCATTGAAGTCTTGAACACATCCTTTGTCCAATCTTCCATCCAATCTAGATGTTGAACTGAACCATCATTGGCAATGATTGAAGACCAAATGTCCGCATATTCTTGTTCACCTTTTGGCGTCAATACTGTACCACCAGCTGGGTCAAGATGAGTCATGATAACTTTATCAAGCCAGCGATTCTTATTTAAGTGGGATCCTGATAAAGTGTCTTGACGATAAGCATTAGCACGATAAGGTTCAATGCTAGGAGAAGTATTACCCATAAGAATGGAAGAACTAGCATTAGGAGCAATAGCCATAAGATGACTAAACCTATTCCCAGTACCCACTGCATCAGGTGCTTCACCTCGTTCCATTCCCAACTGTTTATTCGCTTCATCTAATTGTCCTCTAATATGAGCAAAGATTTGTTTGTTTCTTCCTACTGCTTGTGGCGATTCCCATGGAAGGTTGTTTCGTTGTAGATAAGCATGCCAACCCAAAGCACCGACACCAATACTGCGCTCACGACTGGCAGAATACCTGGCACGCTCAATGGTGGTAGGCGCATGAAGAATAAAATACTCCAGAACATTATCCAACATTTCAGCAATATCACGAAGGAACAAAGGATCAGATTTCCACTCATCATAGTACTCCAAATTCAGTGAAGATAAACAACAAACAGCAGTACGCTTTTCGTTTGTTGGTAGAATAATTTCTGAACATAGATTAGACTGATTAATCTTTAACCCAAGATCCTTCAAATGCTGCGGCAGTTTGCGATTTGATTCATCAATAAAGTGAAGGTATGGTTCACCAGTCATCATACGCATCTCTAGAATCTTTTGCCAAAGTTCTTTTGCCGATACTGTCTCACGCACTTCATTGGAAGCTGGGTCAACCAAATTCCAAGAGTCATC